GGCAGCGTCAGAAGTGGATAAGAGACAGATTATATATATATACATTATAGTAAGGTGGTGAGACAATGCTGATAAGCACCAAGGAGGTAGCGAAGAGGTATAATGTGACCAATCGCCAGGTACTCTACGCCATTCGTATGAAGAAGATACGAGGCAAGAAGGTTGGCTGGACGTGGGTCTGTGATACAAGATATTTACCGGAAAAGTGGCCAAGTAGGAGTGTTAATAATGATTGATATTATATGTAAGGTGTGGGATGCTCAAGGTGTGAGCGGTTATGTTAGTATGAGTGAGAGGAACACTCACCTAGCCAGCACCGAGGATGGTTACTGGAGTGACCGCTCGTGGAAGTGGCCACAGGACAAGGCCAAGGTACAAGAGTGGTATCGTGAACATAGCCAGAAGGACGGCTATGATATTTACTGGAGCCCAGCCGTGTACAGTAAGCCAGGTAGACACCAGCAAGACGTGATAAGTCATAATGTTTTCTATGCTGACCTTGACCCTGTGGACCCACGTAAGCTAAGCACAAAGCCTAGTATAGCCTGGGAGAGTAGCCCGGGCAGGTACCAGGCGGTATGGCTTCACAGGAATAACCTCAGTGTGGAGGACTGGCTTGCACGGAACCGTAATCTCTCGTATGCTGTGGGAGCCGACAGAAGTGGCTGGGACCTTACCCAAGTGCTGAGAGTACCAGGTGGTAAGAATCATAAGTATAAGCCAGCGGCAGTAGGCAAACTCTTGTGGCAGAAGTGGGAGAATCTGGCGAGTGTACCGGAGAGTGAGGTAGAGGTAGTAGTTGACGAGGCAAGTACGCACGAGAACCTACTGCTACGGTTGCTCACGAAGTACAAGCGAGAGATACCGGCCAAGGTGAGCCGTATGCTACAGTATCCACCTAGTCGCATTGAGCCAGGTCACAGGAGTGATATGCTGTGGTACCTAGAGAGTGAGCTCGTGAAGTCACAGATACCGCTCGAAGACATAGTAGTGCTTATCCGTGACAGCGCTTGGAACAAGTATCGTGGACGCTCTGACGAGCAGGAGCGTATCTACACTGAGGTCAGCAAGGTGTACCAGCAAAGTATACAAGGCACGCTCCGGGTGAAAGAGCCCGTAGATGATGTGCTGACATCCTACGAGGACATTATGGGCAGCTTTGTAGACCGTCCTGGCTGGCTTATTCGTGATATATGGATGAAGCAGAGCCATGGTATTGTTGCTGGTGAGCCTAAGACCTACAAGAGTACGATTACCACAGATATAGCTGTCAGCGTTGCTAGTGGGGCTAAGCTGTGGGATAAGTATGATGTGGATGACCCCGGCCCAGTGCTCATCGTACAGAACGAGAACGCACCGTGGACCGTGAAGAGCCGCCTTGAAGCCATTATAGAGAGCAAAGGTCTTGTAGGTAGTGTGAGCATTGACGGTAGAAAGCTGAGTATCACATGGCCACCCGTGCTACCGATATATCACATTAATAATAGTGGCTTCTCGCTGGATAACGCTGAGGACTGTGATATGCTGATGGACTATGTAGAGAAGATACGCCCTAAGTTGCTTATCCTTGACCCACTCTATCTTATGTTCGAGGGTGACATCAACTCCGCCAAGGAGCTATCACCGGTGCTACAGTTCTTGCTCTCGGTGCGAGACACCTATAAGTGTAGTATTATGGTCATACATCACTGGAATAAGAATGGCTCTAGTAGTCGTGGTGGGCAGAGAATGCTAGGCAGTGCAACGCTACATGGCTGGACTGATAGCTCGCTCTTCCTCAGCAGAGATGATGGTGATGTGGTCATAGAGCGTGAGTTCAGGTCCGCTTCACCAGGCGGTAAGCTTGTACTCCAGATAGACAGTGACGAGGTACGTTACCGTGTGCGTGTAGGCGAGAAAGGCTCTGATGCGGAGGACAGCGCTGGTGTAGTGCTTGATTACCTCAGCATGTACCCAGGTGGCCAGAGATTGGCCGACATCGTACGAGGCACCGGTCTTAGCAAGTATGAGGTGAGCAAGGTTGTGAGCGGAGATAGCCGTGTGAAGAAGAAAGGAGCGCTGTATAGCTTATGATGGGCCCGATAGCAAAGCTTGGCTACAAGTGGGTGAATATCTACGATGACAGGTGGGAGTGTGAGGGCCCTAGTCTACCTAGGCTCATAATACCACCGGTAAGAAAGCTACGTACAGGCTGGTACAAGATAGGCCGCCTTGCGAATGAGGGTGGTATCCGCAGGCTCGAGGGTGTACGCCCTAGCAAAGGTCATGGCCGGTATGTGTGGATAGGAACACCACTGGTGGAGAATATGAAGAGTTGTGGTGTGAAGGTTTTTACCATTACTAACTATGGTGATGTCATCAGTCAGCCTAGCGAAGGTCACATGCCTATCGTGTGGGGTCACAGATACGAAGAGCCTTTGTTTACTGGTATACTGTCTGGTCACTACAGGATAGACGAGGATGGTACATGGTACCGTATCCTCAAGAGCGAGAGATGGCCACAGAGGACGAGCACCGCTGTACAGTGGGAGGGTTATGAACGTAAGATGACAGATGGCTATAGAGTCGCTTCAAATGACCCACAAGGGCGGAGACGTGTTGATGTAATATATTTGAACGGTGAGGAACCTGAGGACGCCCCATGGACGATAATTCGCTATTTGAGGAGCGAAGGGTGGACCATGATACACAAACGAGGCAATTGGGTGCGTTGTGTGGGTCAAGATGCCCCGTTTGTGTTATGTGGTAATGTCGATTGGCATATTAGGGATGGTGTCTATCACATTATACAAGAAGGTAAGAACCGTGACTATTCACCACTGAGGATGATACAAATAGCGTAATTTTACCACCAAACGCGATTGGCGTCTAGAGTGAGCGAGCTCTGGACGTCTATTTTTTCAGTCTCTTAGGTGGTGGTACGAGTACACTGGGTATGTGTAGCGCTCGCATGCCCTGAGCACCAATCTTACAACAGGTACGGCATAGTGTACTCGCTGAGATGGCGAAGGTCCAAGTGGCCAAGGCGATTTTGTCCGTGTGCACTGTACATCGCCAGCGCTGGATTCTGTACTGGCGTCCCGTCTTTCATCAGGCTCTAACGGTATAATGCGGTGTCGGAGCGTTTTTTCGAACATATGTAGCAAACAGGAATCGCCCACACTACCTCCGTAACTTCGCCGCTCATAAAACACATTTTTTCCAAATTTTTCCAAACGATTTGTCCGGGACTCCTCACTGGCCCCGCTCACAGTATGAACGCCAGGACAGTGTCCATTTTGGAAAAAATTTGGAAAAAAATGGAAAACTTTTTCCAAATGATTTGGCGGGACTTTCGCCGGCGTACTCTCTGGGAATGCGCCGTCGGAATTATGAAATTTTTTGGAAAAAATTTTCCAAAAGCCTGGGAAAAATTTTCCAAAACTTTTTCCAAAAAAAATTTTGGCTTGAGGACTTAATCACACCCAGGGCAATTATGAATTTTTCGCACCAGGTCATAATTTTTTTGGAAAAAATGACGTATTACTACGTAATACGATATACGTCATTTACGTATCGTATTTGTACATCGTATTAGTAGTACCCCATCAATCCGTAAACCGTAAAGAATTTTGTATTTGACATGAGACAATGGACATATGCTATAATGTGAGCAACAAACCGATGATGAAATACCTGGAGGATACTGATAATGTGGACTAAAATTTGTGAATTCTTTAAACCTAAACCCTTGGTGAAAGACCAACCTGTGATGTATAACCGTAAGAGCAAGTTTGTGAATGCTCGCTGGCTCATTGGCCACTATGCTTGCCAGATTGATGGTGTGGACTATGTGTACCTCGGGGGCCGTACCTCATACACTCAAGATGGCATGATTGCTGTTGATGAGGTGATACCACTATGAAGCGTAAGATGATACCGTACGACAGTGGCCCTTGCCCTGTGAATACACCCGTATTCTACCAGCCGCTCTATCACGATGAGTGGATACCTGCTCACTACGCCGGTAGAAAAGATGGTAAGGACTATGTGTTCACTGGGGGTCGCACTTCACACACCACAAACAGCATTGTACCTGTGAGAGAGTGGGTGAAGAAATGAAGCTCACAGATGAACAGATGGAAGGCTGGAAGGAAGCGTACCATGACAGCTTGAAGAAAAAGGGTAGTAAACCTGGTGGTACAGACCCTGTGGGTACATGGAAACCCAAGGGGGGTAAGAAACCTGTGTACCGTTGGGGTGATGACAAAGTGGACCATTACCGATGATTGGTTGTGTGCAACTGACCAAAGAGTTTTCTATTTGACATCGCTAAAAATCAATGGTATAATGTGAGCATAACCGATACTATTTGTTTGTCCATGAAAGGAGGAAACGGAACATGGCAAAAGCAAAGACAGCAACAACTGTTACTATCGCCGACTTAGCTGAAGAATACGGCTTGGAAGGTAAAGACATTCGTGCATTGGCACGTAAAATCGGCTTGAAAGCCACCCCATTGGAAAAGACTGAAGGCTTCGGCCCTAAAGCTAAATACCAATGGGACAGTGAGTCTGAAGAACTTGCAGACTTACGCAAAGCTATTGAAGACAAAATGGCTTAATCACAATTACAATCCTAAACCCTTTCAACTAAACAAACCCATACTACTTTTCCAGGCATGGTCAAAGTCTCCTCTTGACCGTGCCTTTTTCACAGGCCAAATTTGTTTATAAAACTTTTAAGAATTTACCTGTTGACAAAAGTAAAAACTTTTGATATGATGAACTTGTACCCGACAGGGTATTTTTTATTGGGACTGTGAGGTGATACTATGACAAAACGCACTCGCAGCAGCAAGAAGAGTCCACGCTCTAAGGGTAACCTCATCATAGCACCTGAGACCGCCCTCCCAGCTGAAAATAGGTATAAAAATAAGCTACTTATGGACCAGCTTCCACCTGACATCATGGGCTTTGTGCTGGAACATGATAACCTTGACCCACAACAGATGGTCTATGAAGGCATGATAGTACAATACACTATGATTGTGAGAGCACTCCGCTTCCTCACCATGTGTGAGAACGAGGGTGATATCTTTGCTTCTAAATACTTCGCTAATCTCATGCGAGCGATTAGCCAAGCCAATGCAACATTGGCCAGCATGGCTATTCAGTGGAGACGATTGCTTGCCGATGACATACTCAACGAAGAGCAACGTCTACGGGTAGCTAAGCTTCAGATGGAGATTAAGTTGTTAGACAAAGACACTGACCGTGGAAATCTCAAAGAGCTTGTGAATACACTAAAAGCTGCTATGGAGGTTGAAGATGATTGAGTTTGGTAAATGGGGTCCTAAACACCTAGAGTTTATCTGCAACCCAATTCAACAAGATGCCAGAATCAACATACTAGATGGTAGTGTGCGTTCTGGTAAGACTGTGGCCATGATACCAAAATGGCTAACGTACATTGAGCAAGGTCCTCCAGGCTTACTGCTCATGACTGGTGTCTCTAAAGACACTTTATATGACAATGTCCTCAATGACCTCTTTGATACTGTGGGCCAAGAGAACTACACCTACAACCGGCAAACCGGTGACTTGGTGCTCTTTGGTCGCAAGATTAAGGTTATAGGTGCGAAGGACGAAGGCTCCGAGAAATATCTACGGGGCAAAACACTAGCTGGAGCTTACTGTGATGAAGTCTCACTCATGCCTGAGCGATTCTTCAACCAGTTGCTCAATAGAATGTCTGTGGCCGGGTCTAAACTGTATGCAACTACGAACCCAGACACGCCGTTCCACTACCTGTATAAGAACTTTCTAACCGATGAAAACAAACTAGCCTCTGGCATGGTTAAACGCCACCACATGCTCTTAGACGATAACCCGAACCTAGACCCAGAGTATTTAAACTTCATCAAAGGTGCTTATACAGGTATGTGGTACAAACGAATGATAGAAGGACAATGGGTGAACGCCGAAGGTCTTATCTATGATTCTTTCAATGAATCCATGGTGTATGAGACTCTGCCTGAGTGGGATTTCACAATAGACCACTTCATAGCGATTGACTATGGTACTACCAACCCAATGGTGTTCCTTGACATCGTAGACACTGGAGACATTGTCTATGTGGATAGAGAATACTACTGGAACTCACGTACCGAGCAGCGGCAGAAGTCTGATAATGAATACCTCCAGGACTTATTCAAATTCATGGGCAATGCTGATAAGTACACTGCTGTCATCATTGACCCCTCAGCTGCTTCCTTTATTGCACTGCTCCGTCAAAATGGTGTGGTGGTAATCGAAGCGGATAACAGCGTACTAGACGGTATTCGTCTTATGAGTACGATGTTTAACCTCGGTAAGCTCAAAGTTGCTAAGTCTTGTACTAACTTCCTCCAGGAGTTGTCCGTGTATCAATGGGACGAGACCTCAGCACTGAAAGGCATTGAGAAGCCCATAAAGGCCAATGACCATGCCTGTGACGCTTGCCGATACTTCTGTAAGACTATTGTGCAAGAATGGAGAATGCCTAGCTTATGAGTAGAAAACGTAAGAAGAAGACTGCTACTACTGTGGTGGTCAAGGATGGATTCTCTAACCCGGCTACTCGTACGGGAGCTGGTATGCCTAATGTTCTTAACCATACACAATACCCGCTAGAGCGTAAGTCATGGGACTATCAGAAATTGACTGCACTCTACCGAAATCACTGGGTTATCCAGAACATGGTCAATGTGGTCCCACAAGACATGCTCAAGAATGGCTATGACCTAGTGACAACTCTCTCACCGGATGACCTTGATAAGGTGTGGTCTTTACTACGCAAGAAGCGAGTGGATACCAAGCTTTATGAAGGTCTTGCTTGGGGAAGACTGTATGGCGGTGCTATCGGTGTAATGCTTATTAATGATATGCAAAACTTAGACCAACCGCTGGACCATGATACCTTAATGCCTGGTTGCTTTAAAGGTATACTAGTACTAGACAGATGGGTTGGTGTAAACCCTTCCAGCGAATTAGTGGCAGACCTTGATAGCGAAGAACTTGGCCTACCTAAATATTATCAAGTGAATTTAGACGATGGCTCGGCTGTGAAAATACATCATAGCCGGGTCCTCCGTTTTATTGGCAGAAAAATGCCAAGAATGGAAGAGCAAGCAGAGCAATACTGGGGCACTTCTCTCATCGAGCATATCCTTCCGGAGCTCGAGAAAAGAGACAACGTATCCTGGAATGTGGCTTTGCTTACTTTTATGGCTAATATCCGTGTAATGAAAGCTCCCGGCGTAAGTTCAATGATGTTGAGCGGAACAGATGCTGCTCGTGAGAAACTTTACAACACAGTGAGTGCGGTAAACGAAATCATGAACAGCAATGCTATGATGTTGCTTGATGAGAACGCTAGCTACGAGTCTCACCAGTATACCTTTAGTGGTATCGGTGAAGTCTATGATAGGTTTATGATGGACGTTAGTGGTGCCTGTGGTATCCCTGTGACTAAACTCTTTGGCCGCTCACCAGCGGGCATGGATGCAACGGGCGAGTCTGACCTACAGAACTACTATGACCGTATCGAAGGTGACCAACAAACTCAGCTATTGCCGGTGCTTGAAAAGCTTTTACCAGTTATTTTTATCTCTTCTGTTGGAGCTGTTCCGGATGACTTACAGATAGTCTTTAACCCTGTGAGACGTCCTACGGATGATGAGAAATCTGACCTCGGCTCTAAACAAACTACTGCAGTGGTACAAGCTTTCACTGCTGGCCTCATAAGTCAGCAAGTGGCTCTCCGTGAGCTACAGCAATCATCGGACATGACTGGAATGTGGTCCAATATCACGGATGACATCGTAGAGAAAGCTGATACTGATACTCAGCTAATGGGCGAGGAGGTGCCAGATATTGAACAGGCGCTTGGAAATGCAAGTCCAGCAGGAACTACTGAAAATACTCAAGAAGGCCAAGGTTCTGATACTCAACGAGCAGAAACTGACTGATTGGGTAAACAGTACAAAGTTCCAGACGTACACTCACAACTTGGCTTCTCGTATTGTCACCAAGTTGCTTGGCGGGTATCGTAGACAGTACCCTGAGCTCTATCGACTTATCAGCAAAGAGCGTAGGGCTATCTTGATACAGAACCAAGTACTTGAAACAGCTCGTCTTATCCGTACAATGCCATTGAATATGGCTAGAGAAATCACAACCAAAATCGCTGACCAGCACCTAAAAGGTGTGAGAGCCAGCACACTTGCCGCTGAGATATTAGAACAGTACCCACAACTGTCTAAGGCAAAGGCTACCCTTGTGGCTAGGACAGAAGTAGCTCGTACTAATACTATGCTCCTAGAAAATGACTGCCATGAAGTCGGTGCTAAGTGGTATGTGTGGCGTTCTACACATGATGTCCGCACTCGTTCATCTCACAACCATATGGACGGTGTGGTGTGTTCATGGGATGACCCACCCAACCCAGAGAAACTGGAGGGCGATGATAGAGACTACGGTCCGTACCATCCAGGATGTATCTTCAACTGCCGTTGCTTTCCGTCTCCTTTAGTAACGGTTGAGCAGATACCAAGTAATCTCAAAGTGCACCTTCATGGCACCATAGTACGAATGTCTAAACGTGATTTTATTCAGAAACATTGGAAGGAGGTATTGTGATTGAACTTTGATAAGCTAATAACTATCTTTGACGCTGATTGGGACGAGTCCAAGCATCCACGTGCAAAGAATGGCCAGTTTGGCAAAGGCAACGGCGGAAGCAGTGCACCGGCTAAAGAAAAGAAAAAGTCCACTATGAGTAAATCATACAAGGCTCTTTCCTCTGGTCAGAAAGCAGATGCTAAAGCCAACGTAGCTAGCCAGATTAAGTCGATGAGCAAAGAGAAACAAATTTCTGTTGCTAATCGTGTGTTGAAAGCACAAGGCAAAGAACCTATTGTGGCCAACAAAGACGGCACGTATACGTGGACTAATAAAGGTGAACGTGTGACTACACAGAAGCCACCTCGTATCAAGTCCGATAAGTTAGCCCGTGCTATTGTCTCCAATGGCTACGCTGTACCTGGTATCAAAACTGGCGTAAGCGCTGAAACAGCTAAAGCATCCGCATCAGCTACTAAGCCTAGTAAACCAGAGCCCACTGGCGGTATGACTAGTGAGCAGCTTGAGGCAGTCTCTAGGTATCAAGCTAAGATGAACGAGTCTATAACTAATTATCAGAACTATAAGAAGTTCATGGATACCAAGCTTACACCTAAGCTCCGTAAATCTATAGAGAGTAGGTTAGACGAAGCAGAAGACCGCTTTAATAGCCGTGCTCATGATGAAGGCAGGGACGTTAGACGCTCTGACATTTATCAGGTAACAGAATTAATAAGAAGTGGCCTACGTAGTACTGCCCCTAATACTAGTTCTCTCAATAGGATTGTGGGTATAATTCGTCTGTCACCAAAAGTGGGTGCTAGGTATGGGGATATTGCTAATGAAATCCTAAAAGACCTACATGATATTCATAAGTAGGTGATACCATGGCAAATAGTTACTATGGCTCTAGAATCAGTGACAATATAGCCGAGACGCCTGAGGGCTTCTTGGTATGTCATAATGTACCGCTTGCTAGAGTTGGTACACAAGAATACTTGGGCTCTGAAGTCGGTAAACCAGAGCTAGACCTTGTGAAAGTATACCGCAGGCCTGAGGAAGTATTCAAAAAATCAGCTATAGACTCCTTTGAAGGCAAGCCGGTCACTAATGACCATCCACCTAAGTTAGTCGAGGGTGGTGACGCTATGTCCTACCTCAAGGGTGTCTGTAAGAATGTTCACAGAGGTACAGGCGAAGACTCCGATAAAGTTGTAGCTGACCTTGTGATATATGACCCTACACTTATCTCACTCATCAAAGATGGTAAGAGAGAAATTAGTGCGGGTTATACTTGCTCATATGCTGACTTTAACGGCGAGCTTGAGCAGGTTGATATTGTGGGAAACCATGTTGCCGTTGTGGGTAAAGGCAGAGCTGGTAGCTCTGTTGCTATCCGTGATGAGAAGCCTACAAGGAGGAAAAAGATGGCTAAAAAGAAACAAAGCATCCTAGACAGAATGTTCCATGTGTTTGTGAATGACGAAGACACAACACCAGAGGACATCAAAGAAGCAGCGGATGCTGTCAACGAACTTGAAGAGGGTGAGACTGTTGACACTGAACCAACAGAAGACCCTACTACTAAAGCTATTCAAGATGCTCTAAAACCAATCATGGACCGCTTAGATGCACTTGAAGCTAAAGACTCCGATGACGAAGAAGACTTCGTTGAAGATGAGGACGAAGATTTCCTTACTGACGCTGACGAAGACGAAGAAGAAGCATTGGACGAAGATGGCGAAGCATCTCCAGAGGAAATTGCTGAAAACTTAGACCATGATACTGTGGCCTATATGTTAAAAGCTATCCGCCCTCAAATTGCCCGCATGCCGGCTAAAGATGCAGCTGCTATCACTAACAAATTGAACTCTGCTTTAAAACGTAAAGCGGTCAATGATGATTATGATAAGCTCTTCAATCACACTACTAAACACTCCAAACAAGTGACTGGTGGTGGCTTTGGTGAAGCATGCCGTTCCCGTAACCCACATTTCAAAGGAGGTAAATAATAATGCCAGGAAAAGTAATCGGTAAATCTCTAAACTTTGGTTATCCAGGTCAAATTGCTAGAACAGGTGATGAAGTATCTCGTACCTTCCCTGTGAAAACTGGCCCAATCAACTTTGGTCAAGCTGTACAGCTTAATGCTGATGGCTTACTTGTGCCATTCGCTGGCGAGTTCGCTGGTGTGGCTATGAGACGTGTGAAATCTGCGTTAGCATACACAGGCCAAAATCTTGGCCAATATATCGCCGGGGATGCTTGTGATATCCTCGAACGTGGCTCTATCACTGTCCATGTTGTGGCTGGTACAGCTAAACCTGGTGCTAAAGTATACGCTTACAAAGTAGCCTCTGCTGGTAAAGAAGTGGGTGACTTTGCTGCGGCTGCTGACGGTACAAATACCGTAGAATTAGCGGACGTTAAGTTTGCTACTACAGCAGATGCTAACGGCGTAGCTGAAATTGTTATCTTGAACCGTAAAGGTCTATAATAGGAGGTAAAACATGATATTCCCAAAATTTGGTAGCAATCCTATGCCAGTAATGGACTCTTCTGCTATTACTTCTGGCTTGGCATTCTTGGAATCTGAGTTAGAAAAGAAAGACTCCTTACTTCGTGAACCATTACAAGCTACTACATATCCTCGTGATATTACTATTCAGTCCGGTGGTGGCTGGGTAGAAGCTACGTCTGCATTTAACATCGACTACGGTGTAACTGGCGGCTCTGGCTCTGGTGCTGTAGGTGGTGTGGCTAATGCTGTACGCTCTATCCAAGCTAACGTAGGTAAAGACCTCTTCAAGGTATTACCTTATGAAATCACAATGAACATCAAATATATTGATGTACAACGTGGTATGGTAACTGGCCGTTCTATCGAAACAATGTATAATGAAGGTGTACGTCTTGACTTCGATAAGTACATGGACTCCAATGTTTATGTAGGTAATGCTGAGTACGGTACTCAAGGCATTGTGAACCAAACCGGCGTTACTCCTGCTTCTGTTAAAATGAACGCAGCTTCTAAAACAGAATGGTCTTTCAAAACACCACAAGAAATCTTGGATGATGTCAACGAAGCTATCTTAGCAGCTTGGGAGGCATCCGGTTATGATGAGTCCGCTATTCCTAACCATATCTTGTTACCACCTGCTCACTATACTAAATTGGTGAACACAACTCTTGCTGTAGCTGGTGTAGTGTCCGGCGGTATTTCTTTATTGAACTACCTCTTGGAAAATAACATCGCTAAAGCTAAAGGTGTGGACTTATTCATCGGTGAGTGCCGTTGGTGTAAAGGTGCTGGTGCTGCTGGTAAAGACCGTATGATTGCATACCGTAATGAAGAACGCTTCATTGGTATGGACTTACCGGTTGAGCTTAGCCGTGCTATGACACAACCAGACCCTAATACTGCATCTTATGTATCTCTTTATGTGGCTAACGTAGGTCAAGTTAAAGTACACTATGTAGAGCCTTTCGTATATCGAGATGGTATCTAATAGGAGGAAACATGGTTAGAATCTTTGCTAAAAAAGCGATTGGCTTCCGTAATCACGAAACCAACCAAATTATCCCTGTCCGTGCCTTGGACTTTGCTGAATTACCTGACTGGGTTGCTCAAGACCCTATGTTCGATTGGGCAAAAGCAGATGGCACTATTGATGTAATTGATGGCGCTGGTCCAAAAATCGCTAAAACGGCAGCACAAGGGTCTCCAGCCCCTACTGACGAGGAAAACGATGGGGAACCTACTCCAGACGCCTCTGAGGACCTAAATTCGCTCTCTAAAGACGAATTGAAAGCGAAAGCTAAGGAATTGGGCTTACCTTACTCTGGTAAATCTAAAGAAGAGCTTATCGAAGCAATTCAAAAAGGTGAGTAATCATGTGGCGCCATGCAGAACTATATGCTGTGATAGCAAGAGCTGCTGGTATGTATCACACCACCGATAACCCTGAGTACACGAGTGATAACTTCCTAGAAGCTTACCCACAATTCTCACTACTAGATACTAACGTAGTAGAAGCGTGGGTAGGTATCGCTCATCAATGCGTAAAGTATTCTCTGTGGGATAGAACGTGGGAGTTGGGTATGGGCTTGTTTATAGCCCATTTCCTCACCTTATATCAGCAGACAGTAGAGGAAGACATGGATAACCCTGTACTATCCAAAGGTTTATCTCGTGGCTTAGTATCTTCCGAGTCTGTGGGTGGAATGAGTGTCTCTTATGACCTAGGCTCATTTACTAGTGAGTTTGACGGTTGGGGCACTTTTAAACAGACTATATATGGTCAACAGTACGTCCATTTCTTGCAGATGATGGGCGGCTTTATTATGTGCGTTTGGTGATGAAAGTAACTAAGCGTCCTCTCATTAAACCGAGAGACGTTGTAAATAGGCTTAGTAAAGTTGATGTGTTGATAGGCATACCGCAAGAGGCCAATGCTCGTGAAGACGGCGGGCCAATCGGTAATGCTACTTTATTAATGCTTCACACGGTGGGTAGTCCGGTACAAAATATTCCACCTCGTCCGACTATACAACCGACAATAGCTAAGCATAAGCAGTTCATTACTGATAAGCTAAAATCTGCTATGAGTGAATATTCCAAGACTGGTAATGACGGCAAACTCCGTGCCTTAGGCATGTATATCTCTTCACAAGTGAAAGAGTTCATCAATGACCCGGGCAACGGACTTACTCCCAACAGTCCTAGAACTATTCATCGAAAGGGCTCAGCATTACCCCTCGTAGATACTGGTGAGCTCAGGAACAGTATTACTTATGTGATTAGAAAGAGGTAGAATATGATTGATATATCATTCTTACTCCTTCGCTCAGCGTTCACCACTAGCTTTACGTTGATAGAGTCTGTGGGTCAATGGGTGGACGGTAAATGGGTTATATCAGATGGCCAAGAGGTTACACTTCTAGGTGCAGTATCACCTACTTCACAAAATGACTTGGACCGACTACCTGAGACATCAAGGTTAGAATGTACAACTACCTTCTGGGTAAAGGGCAAGACTCACCTAAACATTGACTCTGCCCACCCACCCCGCATCAGGTATAAGGGTTCAACGTATACTATCACACAAGAAGAAGACTACTCAAACCATGGCTTCACAAAGCTGTACGGTAAGAAGTTAGGGGGTATATGATGACATACACCGAGCTCTATACTTTATTAAAGTCCTGTATTTGTGATTGTCTTGGCGCTGACCTTCATAGCGGTAGAGTACGTGAAGCCTACCAGCAATCGGATGCACCCCAGTTTACTATCAATGATGATGTGGTAGTTACTTATCTCACTGAGAAAGATGACCCTTATTCTCATCAACGGAATACCATCTACGAGGAGACTAATGACTCTGTGATACTACATCATAAAGGCACTAGGGTGTGGGACTTGCACTGCTATTGCTATGGGCCTAACTCGTATGAAATGGCTGACTTGATAAGAAGCCATATTCTAACGAGCCAGCTAAAGTCTAAACTGCACCGCCATAATGTGGCGCTTGTACCTACTATTCCTACTATCCAGAGCATGCCTGAGCAAGCTCAAGGTCAATGGTGGAGTAGATGGGACATCACCCTTACTTTTAATGAGTCCTATGATTATACTGAGGACGTTGGTACGATTGACCATATCCATACTACTGTGGGTATTGCTAAGTCACCTAACCAAATTGACCTAAGTAAAACTAAGACTTTCAATGATATGTTTACTACTAACAGATAGGAGGACAAATGCCTACTAAACCTTTACAACTCAATGAGGTAGTTAACTTTGTGGTTAATCTAGCTCAGCGCTCCGCTCAACGTAAAGCCTTTAACATTATGCTCCTCGTAGGTAAGAACACAGTCATCCCTAAGGAAGAACGTGTGAGAACTTACACTACGCTAGAAGCTATGTTAGCTGACGGCTTTACTACTAATGACCGTCTCTATAAAGCTGCGGCTTTAATCAAGGCACAGTCCCGCTCTCCAGTGAAGTTTTGCATTGGCACACAAGATGCTAATGAAACTATGCTCCAAGCTATCACAGCTTGCCGTGAAGCTCACTATGACTGGTATGTGGTAGTGCCATGTGCTGAGTTGACTGTACAACAGCACTTGGATAACATGGCTTATACTAATGCTTGTAGCCCAGACACAGTATACGCTTTCACATCTAAAGCAGCTGAAGACTTGCAGGGCGGTGACGGTAGTATCTTCAAAAAGGCTAAAGACCTTAAATACCGCCGTACGATTGGCATCTACTCTACCAAACATGATGACGCTATAGCTGGTATCATGGCTTATGCTATGGGTATGATGACTGGCACTATCAATAGTGCTTTTACTCTTAAATTTAAGGGTATTGCTGGTGTAACAACTGAGAACTCCGAGGCCGCTATTGCTGTCTCTGCTGTTGATAAGTTGAAAAAGCAAAACGGTAATATCTATGTGAACCGTGGGTTCTATTATGATATGTTCGAAGAAGGCACAATGGCTGACGGCACATTCTTTGATGAGGTCATCTACCTTGATAAATTAAAGAATGACTGTCAATTAGCTCTAATGGACCTCTTCGTACAGAATGCTAAAATTGCTCAGACTGAAGGCGGTATGACCCGTATTCACAATGCTCTAAATGGTGTGTTAAAAGATTACCAACGTATTGGCTATCTTGAAACAGGCGTTTGGCGTGGTGATACTATCCTTGGTCTCAAGTATGGTGATACTGTCAACAATGGCTATCTAGTTCAATCTGAGCCAATCGCTGAGCAGAACCAAGCGGACCGTGAGAACCGTATTGCTCCACCTATCTATATTGCTCTTAAACTTGCTGGCGCTATTCATAGTGCAGTAGTTCAGATTGATGTTAACCGATAGGAGGTAACAATGGCTAACTTCTCCACTTATTCCTTTACTGATATTGAATTAGTATTGTCCCACCCTAGCTATGGCCAATTCTCTTTGAATGGTGAGGGTGCTGGCTCTATTCAAATCAATAAAACTACTGAGCGTTCTACTCACAATGTGGCCGCAGATGGCTCCGTTATGACCTCTAAAATTGCTGGTGATAATGGTACAGTAGTAGTGAACGCTCAACAAACCAGCGACTTACATTCCTGGTTACAGGGCTTATTCAACTATTTAAAAAGCGCCAACACTAATGAGTGGGCTCAAATCTCTATGACCATGCGAGCACCTCATATGGGGCGTAATGTTATTGGTACTTATGGTTCTATCCAAAAAGAACCCGATGAGACCTTTGAAACACAAGGCGGCTTACTTGCTTGGACATTGCTCTTTGCTGATGTACAAAAAACTAACCGCTCTATTTAAGGAGGCACATTATGAAAGAGAAATTAGTTGAGATTGAGGTAGAAGGTAAGAAGCGTACCTTCCTAGTTAAGAAGTTTGACGCTCGGACTGGTTCCTATGTGATTTACACAGTATTAAACCGTCTCTTGCCATCTATCTTAGAATTCGCTCAGCCAGAAGCTCGTCAAAAGCTTGAGGGCGGTACTCATGCTGTCACAGAGATGGCTACAAAGGTACTCTCTAGCTCTACATTGAGCGAAGCAGAATTCTTAGACCTTCAAAATAAATGCCTACGAGTATGCTATGAAGTGTTGCCAGCAGGTAATACACCTGTAATCAACACAACTGGCCAGTATGGTGTGATTGGTTTAGAGGATGACTTAGTGACAGTATTCCGTCTTACATTGGAGGCCCTTGTGTTCAACCTAAAGGGTTTTTTCACAGGCGGCGGCTTGACGCAAGCATTCCAGAGCCTGCAGGGTATGAAGTCTGCCAACTAAAAAATCTAGACCCATTCGTTTATCTACCTGTAATAGAGGGTATGTGGAGACAGCATGAGGTATTCGATGGCACTTATGACTTCGATGACCTCATGGACGCTCACGAGATACTACTCGTAAGACAGGAAAATAAACGCCGGGCTCAAGAACACCAAGAATTATTACAAGGAGCACTATAGATGGCGAGAAATATAATTGATGAGTATCTGGTCTCGTTGGGAGTAGATATTGACCATTCTTCTATCTCTAAATTAGATAATGCTCTAGGTAAAATTGAGGGCATGGTAAATGCTACTGCTTCGCTCGGTAAGAACTTAGCAGTAGCTTCTACTGCAATCATTGGCTCTATATTTGGTATCATTAGCGCTGGTACGGCCTTGGTAACGTCCAATGCTAATGTGGAGAATTCTTACGCCACATTATCTGCTAGCATGATGATAACCGAGAGACAAGCTAAGTCCATGAAAATGGCCCTAGATGCCCTTGGTAAATCACAGAACGAGGTAATGCTTAACCCGAAGCTCCGGGAGCAATACAGAGCGCTTTTAGCCGATAATCAGGCTATGTCTGTGGGCGGTGACTATAAAGCCATGATGAATGAAGTCACGGACTTTATGTTTGAGTTTACCCGCCTTAAACAAGAGATAGCAGTTGGTATGCAGTGGATAGCTTATTATATTGTTAAAGACTTAGCTGGCCCATTAGGTGAAGCTAAAGATATCTTGAAACAGATTAATAACTACATTATCCAGAACATGCCTAGAATTACTCGTACTATCGCTACTGGCTTTGGCTATGTGAGGAACATATTCTTTGCTATATGGCGTGTGTTTAAAGCTATAGCGCTTCATCTTAAAGAGTTCTGGGAGAATTTACCGAAAGCAGGCAAGAAAGCATTTATTGCTTTAGGCCTAGCGCTATTCGCAGCTAGTGGACCTGTGGGTGCACTAATTGTAGCTCTAGGCAGTCTACTATTACTCCTAGAAGATTACTTTGCCTATATGGACGGTAAGGAGTCCATGTATGGTAAATACTGGGAGAAACTGAATGAAGCCCTAGACTCCGTCAACGGAGCATGGGACAGTATGCTAAAATATGTGAGAGAGTTCTTTGATTGGATAGAAAATTCTGATAAGATAAAAAGGTTTACAGACCTAATCACACGTTTAGCTACAGGTATTGCTTGGCTAGCTTCTGAGTTAGGCAAGCTTATTTTTAATTTCTTAACCAAATTCTATGATACTTTGTCTGACACTGGTACTCTTGATGAGTTCACTGGTGCACTATCTGAAATCACAGACGCTGTCCTTGACTTAATCAACACACTTGGGGACTTAGTATATGAAGTACTAAGTATATTCTTTGAGGATATGGAGAAGACCGATATACTACAAGCCTTCTGTAACTTCCTTACAGAGATAGTACGTATCTTCGCTATGATGATAAGAGCTGTGGCTAGTATAATAAAACTATTCACTAAGTTCTTAGAGCAACTCAAAGGTGACCCTAAGATAAAGGCTTTCTGGAAGAGTGTAACTACTCTCTTT